TGTGGAAAAAATCAAGATATAGTATTGACACTTGCAAAATTGGTGCTATATAGGGGTACTTGAAAAAGAACACAGTTATTCAGGACAGATAACGAAGTGTTCTGTCATGCGTGTAACCTCCTTTCGTTAGACATCACGACTGCTGGTGTGCAGCCCCTACCGCACATCGTATGTTGAGAGGAAGCAGCGGCGTGAAAATCGCCAATTGGTTATGCAAAGGCCCGGGGGAGACGGATACCAAGACGTCAATGGCAAACGGAAACGAACCGGTTTCTTCCCCACGCGTCGGGTGAAGGGCGGGAGAGACTCCCAAAGCCCGCCGCCTGTCTTGGTGTGAACAACACCGGCGGTAATAGGCGCGTCTAAAACTGAATGGTTAGGTACCGGCCTGTGAGCCGGGAGGGTGCAAATCCCCAACCACAGGGATCATTGTCATCCGTCTTTAATGGCGAGTGATGATGGTCCTTTTTCTTTAGGGCAGATATAAGCAATGCTTATGTGCTGTATAGACGGGCTGGCATGCAGGCCCACCGAACGCCGGGGGAATCCCTCGGTAAAGCGGAGATTCCCCTCCGAAAGCGGGAGCCTTAAATAGTTCCTTGACGAGAGCCTCCCCGCGATTCGGGGATGTGCCGGGCGCTTGGGACTCATGATGCAGACTGGGGAGCGCCCCCTTGGCAGTCGGCGTACCATTCCCCAGTCGTTTTAGGAATCAACCGGGGAAGACCATCTCCGTTTGAAATACAACTTAACGGAACCGCAAAACCAGCGGGGAAGGGAGAACTTAATGGAAGAAAACACCACCGTGCAGAACGAGTCTGAAGAACTGACAGCCGAGACGTTGGCTGCTTTCGACGAAGGTTGGGAGGATAAAGACGAACCGGCGCTTCCTGATGACGGTCAGGAAGACGGGGAGGACGAATCCGAAGAGCCGGATACTGACGAGGGAAGCGAGGAAACGGAAGCGGATGCAGACCAGCAGGAAGCAGACGGGAACGAAGGTGGAGAAACTGACGAGGCATCGGAAGGCAAGGAACAGGGAGACGAGGGAGAGCCGAACCAGGCTGAATCGTTTGTCCTTAAGCACCTTGGCGAAGAGAAATCTGTCAGCAGAGACGAAGTAGTTCAGCTTGCCCAGAAGGGCATGGACTACGACCGCATCCGTGAGAAGTGGGATGGAGTCAAGGACGATGTCGCACGTTTGCGGATGTATGAGGCTTTCCTGAGTGAACTGGCGGAAGCCAGGGGCGGTGACAAGGAACACATCATCGAGGCGATTGAAGACCTGATTGATGAAACCCGCATCCGGACGATGCTTGCGGCTGCGGAAGCCAGAGGCGAAGACCTATCGCCTGCGGCGGCTGCACAGCAGGCGGTACGGAAACGCACGGAGTTTGCTCCGGCAGTTCCGGCTGTTGATCCGGAGGAAGCCCGCCAGGAAAAGAGCCAGATGGAAGTCAAGCGGCTTCTCGATGAGTATCCGGACGTGCAGGCTACTGACATTCCAGGCGAAGTCTGGGATGACATGAACAAGCATGACGGCGATCTCCTGGGAGCCTACCAGCGGTTTGAGAACCGCAAACTGAAAGAAGAACTCAAGGCCCTGAAGAAGGATCTTGAGGATGCGAAACAGCAGAAGAAAAACAAAGCGCGTTCCACCGGAAGCACAAAGACGGTCGGATCTTCTGCGGGCCGTGATGCTTTCGATGAAGGGTGGGACAGCGGATATTGATAACATAGAGGTGATATACAATGGCAATTAACTTTGCCAGCAAAGCCTCCCCTAAAGTACTGGAGGCATTTACGAAGGAATCCATCACTGAAGGTATCTTCAGCAAGGACTATGACTGGACTGGTGTAGCAACCGTCCGCATCTATTCCGTAGACACCCTGCCGATGCAGGACTACGACTGGGATCTCGTTGACGGCACTTCCCGTTTCGGTTCCCTGACCGAACTTGGCGATACCTATCAGGAGCTGACTGTCAACCAGGACAAGAGCTTCAATGGTGCTATCGACAAGAGAAACAATAACTCCACCCTGATGATCAAGGCGGCTGGCAAGGTTCTTAACCGCCAGACCCGCGAAGTCATCGTACCGATGGTCGATAAGTATCGTCTGGCTGCGATTGCTGCCGGTAACGGCGTGACCGGATTCGGCGGCGCAGGCGGCGGCACGATTGAGTACAACGTATCTCTTTCCAAGAGCAATATCGTTGAGACCATCATGACCAGCAACAAGAAGCTGAACAACCTTCTTGTTCCGAAGAAGAACCGCGTTCTCTACATTACTGAGACCGAGTTCATCAAATGCAAACTGGCGGATCAGATCCTGGGTGCGAACAGCAATGTTGCCGCTGTTGCCAGAGACATTCTCGTCAACGGTGAGTTCGGCACTCTGGACGGACTGCACATTGTTCCTGTTCCGGATTCCTACATGCCGGACGGCGTGGTCTATATGATCGTCACGAAGGGCTGCTGCATCTCCCCGAAGAAGATCGAGACCATGCGTATCATCCCCGATCATCCCGACATCGACGGTCATGTCGTGCAGGGACGTCTCCTGTATGACTGCTTCGTGTTTGCGAAGAAGGCCAACGGTATCCTCGTTGCTTCCAGCGCCGCTGGCGGCACGACCTGATCGGAGTGTGAATGATGAGAGCGGCAGTATATTCCGGTTCCAGAAATTTATATCCCCATATGGTGGTCGCGGCTAAGTCGCTGATCGCCAACAGCAGCGTGGACAAAATCTACTTTCTGATCGAGGACGATAAGTTCCCGGAAGCGCTGCCGCCTCTGATTGAGACCATAAATGTTTCGGGTCAGCCTTGGTTTCCCCAAGGCGGCCCGAACATGCGGTCTCAGTTTACTTATATGGCGCTCGTCCGCGCCTGCTACGGCAAGCTGCTCCCGGAAGAAGTAGACAAAGTTCTCCAGCTGGATGTTGACACTGTCGTTGTGGACAACATCGACGCGCTGTGGGATATCGACATCAGCCACAAGTGGATGGCGGCATGCGAAGAGAAGAACAACAACTACTGGAAGCCGTGGGGCATGGAGTACTTCAACGTCGGCGTCTGCATGATTAACCTCAAAGCTGTGCGCGAATGCGGCGTTGAAGACGAGATGATCAAGTGGCTGAATACCGAGCAGACCAAGTTTGTCGAACAGGATGCGTGGAACAAGTTCGGCGCGCCCCGGAAGTTCGTGAGGCTGGACAGCCGGTACAACGATTGTTACTGCAACGGATTCACAGATAATCCGGCCATTGTCCATTACGCCGGTTTCAAAAACTGGTGGGAAGACCCGAAGTGCTACCGGAAAGAGTACTACAAGAAGTACAAGGACATGACGTGGAAGGGGGCGTTCGAGTGCAGGGGAGAGACGTTCGAGGAGCCGAAATCGGCCCCGAAGAAAACAACCCGCACACGGAAAGCGAAAAGCTCCGAATCCTGATCGCCGTCCCTACCTTTGAGTCCATCTTCCCTGAAACGTATCAGGGCATCTGGAATCTGGACAAGTGCGGACACGCCGCCGACTTCTTGACTGTAAAAGGGTATGATTGCGCCACCGCCAGAAACCGGATTGCACAAGCTGCTATTGCAGGGAAGTACGATTATGTGCTGATGGTGGACAACGATGTTGTCCTGCCTGTAGATGCACTGAGGCTTCTTCTGGAAGACCCGGTGGATGTATGCCTAGGGTACTACGCACATCGTGGTGAGAAGAACGAGTACAGCGGACGGATGAACGTCTGCCGGTACGATAACCCGAACGAGTTCGGTTTCCCATACAGGAACTATCCGTTTGAGTCCGAGTACACCGTACAGGACTTGGAGAAGTTCAAACAGGAAGGGAAGAAGAAACTTCGGATACACGGCGGCGGTATGGGCTGCGCCCTGATCAAAGTGGACGTGTTCAGCCGGACGGAGTATCCGTGGTACGACTGGGTAAACAAACCAGACCCGAATGAAGCAATGCTGAGTGAAGACCTGTTCTTCTGCGAGAGATGTGTGCAGGCACATATTCCGGTGTACACCGATGTGCGAGTGGGCTGCGGTCACATCATGAGGAAAGTCCAATGGCCGGAATGATATATCCGAACGATCTGGATTACCTGACGCAGAAAGCACTGAGAATCACGGCAGAGATCAACGGCGCGTACCACACGATTGAAGAAAACCGTGCGCTGATGGAGAAGCTGACAGGCCGGAAGATTGACGATACCTTTGCATTCTCACCGCCGTTCTATACAGACTGCGGAGAAAACATCCGGTTCGGAAAGAACGTCTTCCTGAACTGCGGCTGCTTCTTCCAAGACCTCGGCGGTATCTACATTGAAGACGATGTGCAGATAGGCCCGGGCGTAACAATTGTAACGATCAACCACAACCTCGACCCGGATAAGCGGGAAGAGCGAATACCGGAGCCGGTCATCATCCGAAAAAATGTATGGATTGGTGCGAACGCTACCATCCTGCCGGGAGTGACCGTCGGTGAAAACGCCGTAGTCGGCGCAGGCTCTGTGGTGACGCATGATGTACCGCCAAACACGGTAGTGGCCGGGAATCCGGCGAAAGTGATCAGGCAGATATAGGACGAAACTTTACAGGCCCTCGGTGACGGGGGCCTTTTCCTCAAACAGGGGGCAATAAAAAATGATGACTCAAGAAGAACTCGACGTGTTCGTCAACGAACTGATCGAGAGTTCGGGGGAGTAACGATGGCAACGATTTCAGCCGCGACGAACGAAAAAGTATACAGCATTCCGAAGTGGCTGGGGCTGAACGAGAACCCGGACGGCGAGACTCGCCTGAAAGTAGGGGAAGCCGGGGAGATGGTCAACTGGAAGATCACCAGAGACGGCAACCTCAAAAGACGGCCCGGAACAGAATTCATCGCAGGCCTACGCTTCGCTGGCTACGAGATTAGTACATCTGCCATTGCCACGACATTCCAGCCGTATGCCGGAACAGACGAGCTGACGATCTACGCCATTGCGGAGTGCAGCACGAACCCCGGTCAGGTAGCTCTGAGCGGAACATCGGATACCTACACGCTGGCTGACTTTTATGACAGCCAGAGCCTGTGGAGCGATTCCGACAAGTTCTATCTGTGGTTTGACGAGCTGGCGTACATGGTGAAGAAAGGCAGCTTCGGCAAGGCCGGGGATGTGTACAGCGTGGATGCGTACAGGATAACCGCTGTTCCGGTTACGCCGAATACCAG